ATAGACGCACAACAGCTCACCGGCTATCAAGCACGGCTGAGTAGGCGCAGCCTAAACATCATGTTTGCGGATTGGGCAACTCGTGGCATTAACTATTGGACCACAGTTGAGACTACCTTGTCCCTTACTGAAAGCACAGCGACCTATACATTGGCCGCTGGTACAGTGGACGTTATCAGTGCAGTAGTTCGCCGGTCGAGTGCGGACACTTCTATGACTCGTATTTCACTTACCGATTATAACGCGCTGCCCGATAAAACGACCGAAGGTCTCCCGACACAATTTTTCTTTGACCGGCAATACACGCCGCAGATCTACCTCTGGCAAGTACCGGAAAACAGTACGGACATAATTGTCTATTGGGCGCTCATGCAAGTCGAAGACGTTACGAGCAGCAACGAGGACGCTGATATACCTTACAGATGGACAGACGCCATGTGCGCCGGTTTGGCCTTGCGTATCTACACAAAGATACCGACCCTTGATTCAATACGGTTAGCAGAACTCAAACAGCAAGCACTAGACGCATTTGACCATGCCGCAACCGATGAAGGGGAAAGGGCGACGTTACGGATTATTCCAACGTCGGCGATAGCATGATATGGCGAGATACGCCTCAGGTAGGAAAAGCCGAGCCATCTGCGACAGGTGTGGTTTCGAAATTTCATACCGCTCTCTTCAAACTGAATGGACTGGTTTGCGAGTTTGCCCCGATTGTTGGGAACCGAAACACCCTGCGCTTACTCCGCGAACGGCTTTCGATGCTCAGGAAATCTATCAGCCGCGACCTTCGATCAATGAGCGAGAAGATATTCGTATTGTCATGCGCCACGGCGTCACGGGTACGTTTGCTTTCCTTAGTGGCAGTGAGCAGGAAATACCAACACAAAATCCGAACATTATCGGCTTTGAAGTCACAACCTCTGTCGGTACGGTTTCTGGCGCTGCGCAAATCACTGAAACTGGTTTGCAAACGACCAGCGCCCTTGGCACTATTGAAACAGGCACAACAGAAACTGGCTTTAGTTCCACAACTGCTGTCGGAACCGTATCAGTCGCCGTTGACGATGGAGGTTGGGGAGTTGAAACATGGGGCGAAGATGAATGGGGTATTTAACTAATGAATTATGATACCTTAGTTACCAAGATTCAAAATTGGTATGAAGATGACGGCACTGAGTTTGTTGCCGATATCCCCCAGATCATTGAATTGGCTGAACGGCGCATATTTAAAGACGCCCCTAACTTACCAGCGTTCCGTACGACCAGTACAGGCAATTTAGTGACCAGCACTGCCACTTTAACGACCCCTACGGGGACACGCACTATACGGGGGGTTAGTATTACCGTAAGCAGTGCTGAGGTGTTTTTAGAGCGTCGCCTAGACTCTTACTTAAAGGATAAATACGCCACTTCAACAACTACGGCGCAGCCGGTGTATTATGCTGAAAGTAACGAGACGACTATCCTCTTTGGTCCAACGCCCAATAGCACTTATGCCTATACCATCTATTATCTTCGCTTACCGACTGGTCTCAGTGGCAGTAATACGACGACGTGGCTTGGTGATACGCAAGAAGACGTGCTAATGTACGCTTGTCTCTGGGAAGCGGGGGCGTATAAACACCATGTTGAAAAAACAGCTTACTGGAAGACACGATACGAAGAAGAGATTGCTCGGTTGGGCGCAGAAGTTAAACGAATTTACTTAAACGAATACGGAGCAGGAGCCTAGCTATGGCGATAAGTCAAGCATTATGCACAAGTTTCAAAAGTGAGCTTTTGAATAAAGAGCATGACATGAACACAGATACGTTTAAAATCGCGCTCTATACGAGTTCAGCAACTCTAGGCGCTACGACAACGGTTTATAGTGCTACAAACGAAACTAGCGGTACGGGGTATAGCGCAGGAGGCGCTACGCTCACGGGCGGTGCGATAGCGACTAGCAGCACTACGGCTTATGTGGATTTCACTGACCCAAGTTGGACCAGCTCGAGTTTTACAGCAAATGGGGCATTGATATATAATACTTCAAATTCAAATACGGCGGTCTGTGTTTTGGCCTTTGGCGGTGACTTCACAGTCACAACGGGAACGTTCACTATTGTCTTCCCAACGGCTGATGCCTCCAACGCCCTTATTCGTTTGGCATAGGAGAAAGTAAATGTCCTCTTCAGCTTCTGATCTTTTAAAATTTGAAAAACAAGGCACTGGCGATAACTCAGGTACTTGGGGAACCAAGGCCAATACGGCCATGTCCCGTATTGAAGAAGCCATTGCTGACATCACCAACATCAGTTTGGCTTCTCTTGGGGGTGCCAATTACACTTTGAATGACACCCAATACGCGGAACATTCTGACGGCTCTAATACGTCCGAAAGCCACTGCGCAGTGGTCAAGGCCACGGGGACGCTTACGGCAGCGGAAAAGATTATCGTTCCGTTGCGCAATAAGCGATACCTCATTTGGAACGCGACCGGTGGGGCTTATGCTGTCACGGTTGGTGGTGCGACAGGGGGTATTGTCACGGTTCCGCAGGGCTTTTTGCAAGAAGTCGTTTGTGATGGCACGAATGTTGAAGCGGTTAGCGCACCTTGCGATGTAGACGGTTTGCGCCATTATCCCAAGGGCGGGGATATCGCCAGTGCTTCTCCATTGGTGATTGACACTGACGGTGAAATGTTTGACGTTACCGGCACCACCGGCTTTAGCGCCATGACAGTCAGTATCGGCCGATTGTTCGTTTTGCAGTTTGATGGTGCTTTGACCATGACCCACGGGGCCGGAACGCTTGACCTTTTGGGCGCAGAGAATATCACCACGGCGGCTGGCGATACGGGGTTGTTCTATTCAACGGCGGCGAATGTTGTGCGGATGATTGGCTGGATCTCGGCTAATGGTTTCGCTTCCCCCGGCAAGCAGACTATTTGGATCCCGACAGCGGCCATGAGACCAACGGTCTCCAACGGCTGCGCGGCGTTGGTTGACGTAGAAACGACCGCAGATCAGCCCGACATGCAGGTCTTGGACTTTGATGCTACGGCAGACGAACACGCACAGTTCCAAATATTCTTCCCCAAGAGCTGGGACGAAGGCACAGTCACCTTCAGGGCGGTGTGGACCACCACAGCCACGGACACGGACGGCGTAACATGGGCGCTCCAGGGCGTAGCGGTTGGCGACGGTGACACAATAGGTGTGGCCTATGGCACAGCCGTAACGGTGGATGACGCTGGCCAGAGCACGGCAGAGGATCTCTATTTATCGCCTGAGAGTGGCGCAATCACAATTGCAGGCAGTCCAGCTGTCGATCAGCTCTGCTACTTCAGAGTATTCCGAGATGTAAGTGACGCTAACGATACGGCCACGGAAGATGCCCGTTTGATCGGAGTTCGAATCATCTTTACGACGGACACAGGGAACGATGACTAATGTTCTATGGTCAGTATATAGGTTTCGGTTCGGGCAGTAGTGGAGCTACAGGTGGCGGTTACTCAGTGGAAAACTCAGTACGGCTGAATGACAACGACAGTGCCTATATGTCTTGGACGCCGGGAGGTGCTTCGGACAGTGATCGTGTATTCACTGTATCCTTTTGGTTTAAGCCAGGTAACATCTCTGACAATGGTGACTTCATATTTCAAGAGCATACGACGGCAGGAAGAGACTGCTTACGTATTAGTCGTTTAGCCGGAGATGCTTTATATATCCAGTGCGAAACTGCGGCGGGTAATATTGTTCAACGGACAACGACACAGGTATTTCGTGACCCGACTAGCTGGTATCACATATGTGTCCAGATCGACGGCAGTGATGCGTCAAGTGGATCGTGCGTATTAGAAGTCAATGGTGCTACCGTTTCAGATTTCAGTGCGGAAACTAATCCTAGCGCAACTACAGATTTGGCCTTCTTTAATACAACGAGGGCAGTTCATATAGGCGCATTTGCTCGTAGTTATTCCGGTAACTATCTTGATGGCTATCTATCTCAATTCGTTGTTATTGACGGAACTAATCTAGACGCAACCAGCTTTGGAGAATTCGATGACGAGGGTGAATGGCGTCCCATAGACGTAAGCGGCCTCACGTTTGGAGCGAATGGTTTCCTACAGGACTACGCAGTAGCCCCCGGCACAGGCATGGGCGCAGGAACAGATACGTCACAAGCGGCAGTTCCAGCGGCTCCCTCTGTTACTCTAATCCCTGTAAACTTTGATGGCTCTAATGATTACCTAACTAGGGATGCTGACCCCACAAGCATTGCAGACGGTAAGTTAATGACCGGCTCTGTATGGGTTAGAAGAACAGCAGACGGGGCTAAAAGTTCCATATTCTCTTCTGATGATAATGAGTATGTCTTCGCTGATATATCATCTTCCAATGAATTTAGAGTGTTAGCATATAATTCCTCTGCCGTTTTAAAATTGAATATAAAAGCGACCACCCCAATTCTACAATCTGACGGGTGGGTACATTTCTGTTGGTCCGTAGACTTAGGAAACACCACCGCACACATGTATCGTAATGGAGTAGAAGATCTTACCTCGATTACATTAGTAGACGATGACATGGACTACACTAGAGGCGCATACGCTATCGGAGGACTAGATAACGGAACAAGTAAACACACCGGAGATATGGCACAGTTTTATCTCAACACTACAGAGTATGTAGACTTATCAAGCGCATCCAATCTGGTAAAGTTTATCACTACTGGAGGTGAGCCGGTAGATATGGGAGCAGACGGCTCAACACCCACTGGCACCTCCCCGATTATATTCCTTAATGGTGTAGTAAGCACTTGGCACACTAATGATGGAACAGGCGGTGGCTTCACAGAGAATGGAGCCTTAACGGGTGGGACAAGCCCCGTTGTAGTTCACGCTGGCAACCACTTCACAGACAGCGGCCTTGCAGCGGCTGATAAAGTTTCAGATTCGCCTTCGGATAACTACTGCGTAATGTCATCTATTGCTAAAACAACCGGCGTTACACTATCGGACGGTAATCTTAATTTAGTCTACAACGTAGACGAAAGCGGTGCAGTAGGCACTGTAATGTTCGATATTGA